TGCCATACGCAACCTTGTACAACTTCCCAACCTGCGTACGGAAATCGGCATAGCCAAAGCTCATGGCTGAGCAGTGTGCCTTGAGTAACTGCTCCTCAATGACATACACCAAATACCCCGGCTGTAGCCCATGCTCCACACGCCCGAATATCTGGCTGCGGGTGATGCTCTCATCAACAACGCCGTTATCGCCAATCGTTGCTGCCAGAGATCCGTTGATCGCACGAACCACCACAAACTTACCGTAGTTATCACGCGTAAACGCATTGAGTATATCTTCTGCGCTGCGAACATTCGACCGAACATTACGCCGTGCATCCTCAATGAGCTTACCGATAACATCAACGATAGCGCGGACCGGGTAGTCCATGATGTTGGCGTACTGCTTGCCACACAGAATCGCACCAGCCACTAGGCAAGTAGCGCCAGCGAGCCAGAACCGCTCATCGTTCGTAGCCTTGTACTCCTTGTACAGCCACTTCTGCGTAGCCTCGACTACCTCGCGTACTACTTCTTCGTTATCCACCAAGAACTGCGCATAGACCGGACCGGCCACACCGTAGTTGGAGTGAAGCGATTTAATAATGTCTATCTCGTGCGGCTCCCACTGAAGCTCGACAGTCATCTGCATCTCAAGCAAACGCCGAAGCTCGCCTTCTGACGAGTGTTTGCGCGCACCGGTCAGGTAGTCAACGGTGTGCGTGTTAGATGACATCAGGCACAGCGCCTGCCATATAGACAGGTTGAGCCGTTCCTTGTTAGCCCCCGATTCCATGCGCTCTTTACCGCGCCCTTCTGTCATATCAAACAGGAAGGACGGAAACCACTCGAAATCTTTTCGGTTCTTGTCAGTAATTTCGTCGCAGATAAGTGGGAGGCTGTTTAGCATGCCAAGGCGTTGCTGCATGGCTACGTCGCTGGTCTTCTTACCAACACGGTAATGCACTGGGTGACCCCACACGCTAGCTGCAAGATCGAGCGCGAGCGATTTGCCCGTACCGGACTCCGTACTACCGATATGAAACGTCATACCGTAGAACCCGGTAAAGCGCATCAGTGGGGAACCGAAACCCACCATACCCATAGCCAGAATGTCGTGCATCCCCCGCTTTATTAGCAGTCTGTTAAACGCACGCCAAGCGTCAAGCGAACCTTCTGGCTGCGTGCTCTTGTTGATGTTGCTGAGTTCTACCATCGGCACGCGACGCGCGGGCATACTGGGCGCGTATATACGTTCGTTATGCACGAACGTGCTGTCCGGTTGCCACCCGTAACTCGATGGCACCTTAATAGCCTGCCTGTTGACAGACGCTTCCTCCACGCAAGCACGCACGTACGCAAACAGGTTGGCGTCGTTACCCGCACCGATTGCAGCGACGATGTTCTGTTCAGCCAATGTCTTGCAGGTATCGTCCTTCGACACCACTGCACGCTGCGGCAGCGTTACTTGAACGGTCCCTGTCGGGCGCTGCGCCACCATGTGTACAACGTGCTCACCGCCGGGGTTCTGCAGTATGTCTACAACAAACAAGTCATACGGTAGCACCAGCACCTGCACCGTTACGTTCTGCTTGTTCTCGTCTTGCTTCTCAACATCCTTAAATATGCCGCCGTTCCTGCCATAGCTGAACCCACGCGGGGGCGTTGGGCGCATAACGGTTGGCGCTACTACCGGAGGTGGTGCTACTACGGCTTCAACAACAGGTACTTCCTTCGCCGTGTTGTCGGTGAGGATCACACGCCCAAGCATCAGCGGGTTGGTGATCTTGCCCCAATGAGGACAGGACTCGCACACGCCGGGGTTCTCAGAGTCGAACTTAACGCAAGGGTACGGACCTTTGATCTCCGCCAACTTCCTGTGCATACGCTCTTCAGCGTACGGGTGCAGATCGCTCAGCCACTTCGCAGCCTTCGTACCGTCACTGCACTTCTGCGCAATCGACAGCCAGCCACGCCACAGCGGCTCCATCCCTTCTTCGGCGGCGTTGTCCACGTAGTGCTGCAACTGCCCGCAGCCTGCGCCGTTCTTAGTCTTGACCAGTATGTCCTTGAACCGCGTTTCGCTATTCTCAATCAGCTTGACGCTTGCCGGGGACATGCTAGTCGGGCGCTTGCCGGGGATGCTGACTGGTGCCGGGGCGTAGGACTCCACGCTTCCCAGCTTGCTGCTGATGAGAGTCTTGATAGCTTCAAAGGAGAAACGATCTCCCTCAGTCAACAGCGTGACGGTCGCAGGCGGCGTGAACTTGTAGTTGCTTGTACCGGGAATGCGCAGCACCCGCGCTGCGTCAGCAGGCACGGAGTAGTCGATAGCCATCTTGTGCTTGTGGGCCAGCCGCTTGAGCGCTTCCGCTGCAGGCTTCCACATCGCCACCGGTACGTCAGCGTCCAGCGGCCAGTACACATGGAACCCGCCGCCTGACGATACTACCCACGGCTTACCAAGATCGCCCAACCCGCTCTCAGTGAGAAAGGTGTCGAGCGAAGCCAGTGCATCCTCGCGTGACTCATAAACCTTGCCGACCTTTTTAGCCGTTGGGGTTTCGGACACATCGAAGTCCATGAAGAACGAGCGCAGATACTGCGCGTTCGCTGCCTCACGCTTGCCGGGTTCCTTGAATGAAGCGAGAGCGAAGTAAATATCGCACTGCTTAGCCGTCCATCGTTCTACGTTTGTCAGTATCTCCTCAATAGATTGTACGAATACGTGCTCTTTCTTCTTGGTCAGTTCACAAGTGCAGTAATGGCCCGAAGAAGGCAGCACGGCGGACAGAAACTCCCGTGCGCTCATCGTGTCTGTCCAGTGTTATTTCATGTCATCGGCAAGATCGAGCAGTTTGCGCAGGCGTTTGACGATCTCATCCTGCCACTCCAGCGGAAGGCCGAACGTGTTCCTGTCTAGTCCTGCTGTTATCAACTTATCTTCTGCATGCCGCAGAAGTTCATCGTCGGTCAAGCTACGAGGTTGAAGTGCTGACATACTTTTCTCCATGCTTCATCTGCGGTAGAGCTACTAGCCATAAGGTCGATGAGCGTCTGTACGCGCTCCCTATAAGCTGGCGTTACCTCTCCACCGGAAAACCAGTTGTAAACAGTCTGCCGCGTAGCACCAGTTGCTATAGATACGCGTGACACCGAGAAGTCCAACACTACCGCCCACTTGCCCAGCTTGCTGCCCATCGTTTTAGGCGCTAGGTCAATGGAGGTACGAATCTTTTGCGAATAAGGCATAGATAAAAACAGGGGCCGAAGCCCCTGCCCTTTGTGAGTTGAAGGCTTACTCGTCGTCAGCTTCCCAGTTGTCGATGACAGACGAAATGTTCGCCGCCTTCTTAGGAGCAGTAGCGGGTGCTGCCTCCTTACGCTTGGTCGGTTCCTCGGGTGCTTCTTCCTCTGCAGCGGGTTCTGCCTTCGCTGCTTTGGGCGGCTTGCCGGGGAGCGCCAACGGCGCGGGGGCTGCTACTTTATCAGTCTGCGCAAACGACATGGTGATCGCCTGCTTGGCTGCGTCGGACTGTCCCTTCTCTTGGCACACTGCGTACTCGTCATCCGTAAGCCAGCGGGATGCTTCAAAGTGCAACTTGGGCGCAGTGGCCTTCAGGTCGAACTTCATGCGGGTGACCAGCGCCTCGGGCGCAATTGACTGAGCGCCGAGCCAGCGAGCGTACGCCTGCAGCGGACGGTTGCCGCCTTCTTCTTTGCCGAAGATCGACGTAGCGGGCGCAGTGATCTGCAGAACGTCGCCCTTGATATCGTTCGCCAGCACCACAGCCAAACGCTGACTGAAACGGCAAGCACGCGAGTCGCCCTGCCCCGAACCCTTAGCGTTCTTGTCGCAGTTAACGCAGCGATCAGACTGCGGGCTAGTGATGGACGCATCGGGCCGCTCACCGTCCGCAGACCAGCAATCCGGACCGCTTGCCTGCCCTTTAACGTAGGTGCCTGCGTAGAACGTACGACCGACACCGGGCGCTGCTGCGACGATGACAACATCGAGATGCCGATCAGGGATCGCAGCGACTTCTTTGCCCGATGCGATCAAGCGGAAAACGCCGCCCTCGATGCTGATGCGCTTGGTGCTGTTGCCAGCGTTGCCAGCAAGAGCTTTGGAGATAGCCGACTGCGCGCTGCGAGCGAAGGCGGGGACTTGTGCGGGGTTGAATGTGAGTTCGTTAGCCATGGATAACTCCTTAATTGGCAGTAGGTTTGCGTACGGACACGGTGTACTCAGTCTCAGCGTTAAGACCGGGCGGCACTAAGGCAGGGTTTGACTCAAGAAATTGCTGCATGTTTGTTTGATGGATGCGCTTCTCAAACAGGTCAAGGGCGTCATGCTCAACGACAAAGCTTTTGAACGCGTCCCAGTCCTGCGTGAAGAAGCGCTGCTTCTGACCGAGGATGATCGTGCCGCCGTTAGTCCTAGCAGTCTTCATCCCCTGCGCCATCATCTGATCCTTCATGGCGTTAGAGACAAGTTCTTGCTGAGACTTCAACTCTTCGATCTTGCCCTCGTACTCTTTGTTGATCTCTTGAATGGCCGTGCGAATCTTTACGTAAATCTTCGCCAACCGTTCAAGCGGAATCGTCGGTTCGTCCACTGTGTTACCTCTCTTGTTGTTGGTGCTGCGAAAACCAGTATGTCAATCTTTTTACTTTACGTCAAGCTCCTCCTTGTATAAATCTACCAACAGGCTGTGCTCCTCGACGCGCCCCTGCAACTTGGTGAACATCTTGCGCTCGATCTCGCTGCCTTGAATGTGTACTACCAGCACCTTTGTACTATCCTGCCCAACCCGGTCAGCGCGGGCGCAGCACTGCAGGTATGTCTCAACGGACATCACTGGCCCCCAAAACACAACCGTATCGGCTGCGGTTAGCGTCACGCCGTGCGCTGCAGCCTGCGGCTGGATCACGAGTACGCGAGGGTCCGGTGTTTCTTGGAACCGTTTGAATATTTGTCCGCGCTTTGTTGCTGAGATGTCGCCGTGTATCTGCTCGTTTGTGACACCGTTGGCTGTGAGATGAGTGCTGATTGTGTCGATGCTATGGCGATACGGCACGAACACGATGACCTTGCGATCCGTTTCATTAAGCACCTCCATGAGCACAGACAGGCGCGGGCCACAGTCGAACTCCACTACTTCTTTAGTGTCGGTGTACGCAGCACCAGCGCTTATCTGTAGTAGCTTGTTCACACCGGCTGCGGCGTTAACGGCTGTAATCGTCTCGCCTGCCGCGTCGATTAGCATGCGCTCCTTGAGCAGCTTGTAATACTTCATCTGCTGCGCAGTCAGTGCTACCTCACGCGTGACTGTGATGACGGGCGGCAGATCAAGGCACTCTGCTTTTGTGTAGCGTATGGCTGGTTGTAGCGCGGTGAATACGTCGGCATGCGCCGTCTCCTTCGCTCCCCACTTAAAGTGCGTGAGCTTTTGCATCACCTTGTCCCGCCATGCTGTATAGAACTTTGGAACAGCAGACGGATTAACCAACTTGGCTAGCCCGTAGGCGTCGAGCGGTGACTGCGCAGCGGGGGTACCTGTCATCATCCACAGGAACGTCGTCGGCTTGAGAATTTTGTTGAGCGACTTCCAGCGCTGCGTGCTGACGTTCTTGTAGTGGTTCGCCTCATCCACAATGATTAGGTCGAACCTACCGTCAGCGTTG